AGCCCTTGGCCTTGAAGAACTGCGTGGCCGCGCCCAGTCGATCGCCTTCCAGGGTGAACCCTTCCGGCAGGTTGAACTGGCCGTACTGCTCCGGTGCCGCGCTGGTCTTACCGTCCTCGGGCTTGCCGGCATCGCCGCCGCCTTCGCCCTTGTTCGGCTGGCCATTGCCCCCCGTCGCGTCACCACCGTTGCCGTTTCCATCGGTGCCCGCCAGCGCGCTGCTGTTGGGTACCTGATTTCCGTCGGTCGCGGTAGTCGTGGTGGTGCTATCGCCCGGGCCAGGATTGGGGTTGCTGGCGCTGTTGGCGTTGTCAGTCGACATCGTTGATTTCCTCGGGTTGCTGCAGCTGCGATTGCAGCCGCTTCATTGCACTGTTGGCTTCGGCGCGCATCTGTGCCTCGCGCTCCGGGCAGCTGTCACGGACGACGCGCAGCCACCACTGGCCGGCCTCCTGCCGTCCGATCTTTCGGGACTGCGCCATCGCGTTCGTGTTGAACGCGCTGTCATCCACATCCATGGCCTGAATGAACAGCCAAACCAGCCGGCGCGCGGCTGGATCGGCCAGGACTGCGCGCGCGTCCTCGCGGAGCTGGGTGTCCTGCAGGTCCGCGATGCGCTCGGCCACGCGGCGCTGCTCTTCCTCTCGCGGATCCATGCCGGGGCGCTTCATGCGGCGCCCTGCATGGCATCAATCAGCGCCTGTGCGGCCGAGCCTTCCTCAGGCACCGTGTCGCTGGCCGTCTTCAACGCCTGGGCAGCGTCCTTCATCGGCTGGGCAGACGCCGCCAGCTGCTGCTGGCGCTGCTGCTGCGCGCGGTCTGCGCGGATCCGTGCCACTGCGTCGTCGCTGCGGATGATCGAGGCCGGGCCACCCACGGCAGCGGTGTACTCGTCGACCACCTGGTCGCTGTCCAGCTTGTCCATCACTGACGGGTCCCCAGTGGCCTGCGCCACGTTGGCCACGAAGGTCATGGTGCGTTCGATCGACCCGACCGCTGCCGCCTTGGCAGCCTGAGCAAGGATGCTGGTGTACTCGATCTTCAGCGGCACGTTGGCCAGCACCTGCGGCGGATCGGGGATACGGCCCGCGCGTTCCAGCAGGCGGAACACCCGGACCACCACCGGGTCCAGTACCTCGTCGGTGATGGACTCCAAGGTCGGCGCCAGCACTGCCGCCTTCTCTTCCTTGCGGGTGACGATCTCAGTGGCGGTGCGGTCGGTCTTGTCGCCGAGCGCCTCCAGCATCAGGAACAGCTGGTAGAAGAACGCCCGCTGGATCCGCTGCTCGACGACCGAGATTTCCTCACGGATCTGCGCCAGGCCACGCGAGTCGGGAGTGTAGACCGGCGCAACCGTGGCGTTTGCAGCGTCCTGCGGCAGGTACACCTGGCCACCCTTGCGCAACCGTGCCCCGCCGGTACGGCGCAGGCTCTCCGGCATAGCGAGCGTCGGATCCGACATCTGCTCCATCAGGCGCAGCTTTTCGCCTTCCAGATATTGCAGCTGCTTGATGTCGCCCAGGCAGTTGATCGCCGGACAGGACGAGTAAATGTCCTCCGCGACCGGGTTCCAACGGGCCACGACGAACGGCGCCTCATAGTGGCCGCCGATGTCGATCACGCCGTTCTGGCCGTTGGCCACTCCGTCAATCCAGACCACCTCGCGGTACGGACGGAAGCGCGGCGCCTGCAGCCCAAGGGGGCCGATGCCGGGCCGCTGGTCCGGGTTCGGCTCGATCAGCGACTCCACCCAGAACTTCTGGTCCCCATTCTTGCCCAGTGCATCGCGCACCACGGACGGCAGCGCGTCTGCGCCGTAGCGTTCCTCCAGCTGCCGCGCCGTCTTCGGGTAACGGCGCCACAGCGAGTCGACCCGCCCCTGGTCGTCCAGCCCCACGGCGTAGTTGCCGGCGGTCAGCGCGTAGAAGCGGACCACCTCGCGCGAGTCTTCCAGCACCAGCAACGGGGCAACGCCGAAGATGCCGTCCTCGGCGTAGACCACCGGCATCGCCTTGTAAAAGTTGCTGCTGGCCAGGGTGTCGCGGATCCGCTGGGCGACATCGTCCAGCCACACGCGCACGCCGAACAGCTCGGCAATGGCAGGGTCAGGCGTGGTCACCTTGAACCACGGCTGCGCCTTGGGCGTCATGTGCGACATCATGCCGGCAGCCATCACGCCCAGCGCATCGGTGGCGGTGCTGTTGATCACCTTGGACCAGTTGCGCTTGCGCGGCTTGTCGTCCTGGTCGCCGTAGAAGCGGCCGCGGGTCGGGTCGATGTACTCCGACGTTTGGCGCCACAACGGGGTCCAGTCGTTCTGCGCCTCCTTCAAGGCGGTCTTGCGGCGCCGGCAATGCGCCTGCAGCTTCGCGATGTCCATCAGCCTCCCCCCAGCACGGTGTTGCGCGGAGCCGTTCCACCCAGCGCGGTTGTGGTCGGCGCCAGCGATCGATAGGCCACCGAAGACGCGCCGCTGCCGGCGTAGGTGCGGCGTTCGTCTTCGGCTTCCTTGCGAGCGCGGCGCACGCGGCCGGTCGGATCACCCACGGCGGTCTTGGTGATGCCGAGCGGGTCGGCGTACTTGCCGGTCTTGTCGCCGAACAGCAGGCCACCCGGATCGATGATCTGGCGTGAGGTGCACATGGCGTCAGGCACCCAGCGCCGTCTTGACCGACGCGGTCGGCATCGCCGAGCTGGTGTCACCGGCCAAGATCGTCGACCTGGCGCCGAAGCGCTGGCGCTGCCGCTGGCGTTCGCGGTCACGCTCGTTCACGGCGGCATCGTCGATCGACTCGGGCGCCACTTCGGGCGCTGCGGCCACCGGCTTCACCTTGGGGGCGGAGTTGCACATGGGTTACCTCGTTACAGCGGGTTGTAGGGTTCGCCGGCCTGCTGGTCGGCTTGGTCATACGGCTGGATGGGCGAGCCGTCTGGGTGCCGCGGCTTGGCCATGACCGGGTACGCGAAGCAGATCACCAGCGAGTCGGCCCGATTGGGGCTCGGCACACCGCGGCGCTTCATGTCCTTCTTCGATTCGATCTGGATCTTCCCGTCGAGGCGTGCCACGGTCTCCGGCGCCTGCAGCTCGTCGCGCAGCTGCGGGTCTTCGGGGATGGCCCCGCCCTCCTTCAGCCAGTCGCGGGCCTTCTTCCACATCTCGGCGCGCTTGTTCAGGCAGCCTGGGTCGTTCGATTCGGCCGAGAACCACACCAGACGCCAGTCGCGGTTCCAGGTGCGGCCCGCCGACACGATGCCCGTGCCATAGCCAGCATCGACAAACACGGCGTCTGCCTTGTGTTCGTCTTCCAGCTGCGCCAGCACCGTGGCCACGTGGATGTCGTTGTCGTTCTTGGGCAGCGTCCGCAGCACTTTGAACATCAGGCCCTGGCGCAGGCTGATGACCAGCTCGTCGTCGCCCTCCCACGCCGGGTCCAGGGTGATGACCTTCGGCGCCCAGTTGTACTGCTCCGGCCGCAGATGCCGCCCGTAGGCCGCCGACACGTCCATCTCGCTGATGAACTGCTTGGCGGACATCGACGGGAACATGCCGCGGACGCGGATCTTGAAGAAATCGCTGTCCTCGCCGTGGTCAGCCGCCCACTTCGCAATCTGAGCCTTGTTGGTACCGGGGACAGTGCGGCTGTCCACCTGACGATGCGACCAACGGTGCTTCAGGCGGCGGAAGCACTCGCGGAACCGGCCAACGTTTCGAGTCGGGTTGCCGAACACCGCCCAGATGATCTCGGTCAGGGCGTCGGTCAGTGCACCCTCGGCCACTTCCCACACCTTGTCGGCGATGGCCGAGGCCTCGTCGAAGATCAGGATGATCCGCTTCCCTGCGTTGTGCAGGCCGGCGAACGCCTCGGTGTTGTGTTCAGACCACGGCACCGCATCGATGCGCCAGCTCTGGTCGTGACCCTTCGCGGTGGAGATCAGCGCGGTGGCCGTCACGTCGAACCAATCCTTGGTCAGCCCCAACCGGCGCCATTTACCAATCTCGGGCCAGGTCTTCTTTTCCAGCTGGTTGGCCGTGTTGGCCGTGACCACGCCGCGGGTGTCTTCGAACGTATCCACCGCCCAGTTGCACAGCCAAGCCACCAGGGCCGACTTGCCGATGCCGTGGCCAGAAGCGACCGCCTGCTGGATCACCTCGCCGATCGTGGCGGCACCGCTGCGCAGCTTCTCGCCGATCTCCGACAGCTGCTCGCGCTGCCAGTCGTAGGGACCGTCGCGGTCGGCAAGCTCAGTGCCGGCCACGCCCCACGGATAGCAGTACAGGACATAGCCGAGCGGGTCCTGCGTGAACCCGGCGA